TCATTTTCTCTCTGTTTTGCTCAGTACCGGTGCCGCGAGTGTTGGTGAAATTTTCACTTTGCGATCATACGTCGTCACCTGACTTTCAGTTTTATGGCCAGAGAAAAGCTGCTTGTCTCTGCTGCTTCCTTCGTAATCTGAAATAGCCTTCGCTTTGATGTCGTGAAACGTTCCTGGAACAGTGCGACCCAGCTTTATCGCTGCAGCTTTCTTTGCCTTGTTCCACCAGGTGTTGAACGTTTTCTTATTCATGGCTCCGCCTGATGGCCCGGGGATCAGAAAACCGGTCGCAGACCTTCTGGACAACTTCTCAATAGCCAGGTCAACCGCCGCCCGGAGGCGAGGGGACCATTGCTTGATCTGCTTTTTGCCCGTTTTATTTTGCTCAATAAAAATCCCTTCATGCCTGACGTCTGCGATACGCAGATCCAGTACGTCGCCTTCGCGCGCGGCGCAAAGATATGAAATCTCCATAGCCACCTGAATCTCTGGGGCAGCGCATTCATACACAGCAAGGTAATCTTCATCGGAGATATAAACGTCCCGGTCGATGAGAGTGAATTTTCGGATCCCTTTGCAGGGATTGCCATTCACATACCCTCGCTCAAAACCCCAGCCAAATACACGGGACATGCTGGCCACTTCCTGGTTGGCCTGATTTTTACTGCTCATCCCGCGCTTATCCATAAAAATACGAACCTGTTCAATCCGTATATTGTCGGCCTTCATTTTACCGAACACGGCAAGTAGTTGTTTCTGGTGTTGGTTGTAGTCCTTCTGCGTTCGTGGCGCTAGCTCGGTGAATGTCGGACTTTCGATAAACATGCCCCATAACTTGGCAAAGGTCATAACGTCATGGCGCTTGGCCTTTTCCTCTTCATACCTTTTCCATAGTTTTGATATCGGTGTTTCACGTATTTTCCCCAGGCTAATACTTAGCTTGGTGCCTTTTGGTTTCCATACGTAGCTGTACTTATTTTTTGATACCCGCGGTGGAAGGTGGGTATCTTTCGGATCTTTTCTTGGCCTGCCCATAGATAGCGTCGAAGTCCGGCTCTGTTGCAACATATTCGTCAACCTTTGGTAGTTCGGTGGTACCTGGCAAAATATTTCTGCGCAATACGATTGGGCGATTCCGTCCATCTGTTGTGAATGGAATGCCGTGACAGCGCAGCTGACGCTGCTGCTGCGTATAACGCATATACCCGGTGATTTCCTGAATCTCCTGAGGTGACAGCGTAAGTTCATGCATAGGTCATCCCCTGATGACCAGCCAGAAAAAGGTTACCTGACTGGTGCGCTCAATAGTGAATAAGGAAAATCAGTCTTTAATCAGCTTCTGCCAGATGGCTGAAACGTATTTAGCCTGGTGGCGCGCATCGGCCAGGGCATTATGTTGATCCCCTTCGAATGGGATTTCATAGCGAGGATTGATGCCAATGGCTTTGCCCAGCTCGACGATTGTTCTCACGTCTCGATCGTTCCAAAACTCCCAGAGCACAGGAATGCCGGTACGCTTGTAAGAGCTGCGCAGCAAAACATTGTCGTATGTAGCGCCATTCCCCCATAGCTGAACGCTGGCAGGACCATTTGCGGCGTTTTCGCAGATAAACTCGTTCAACTGGAGTAGGGCATCATCAAGAGGAATGGCATCAACCAGAATTGCAGAACGGGCCTCAGCGGACTGTTTCATCCACCATAGAATGGTGTCTGCGTCTGTCAGGCCACCAGAGTCCATGGAAGAGGCCAGGCTGATAACCTTGTAAAACTCACTTCCCATCTCGCTGGTTTTAGGATTGAAAAACACGGCGCCAATGGACACGATTGGAGCGTCGGGGGTTGAACCGAATGCCTCCAGGTCAACCATAAGATGAGTAAACAGCTGCTCTTCAGTTTCATCTTTACGGTGAGCGGTATCGTTATTCAGGGTATCTGCTTCCTGATTAACAACAGCATGGCTTTCAGTTGAGTTAATTGCTGCTTCGCCTGGTAGCACTTCAGTGCCAGCTTTGGTTTCATGGTTGATAGTTTCTTCCACCGGCACATAGTCAGTATTCTCCGCAGCAGTATCTTTCGAGGGGGCATTAAAGAGAGCTGTCGCATCGAAAACACCGGCCCCGACTTTTACCAGCTGTGGTGCTGACTTTGCCTTCCATTTTTCAATGACGTTTGCCCGGTGGTTGCCACGGCCGGCTGAATTATCATTCAGGGCTTCGATCCATTCTGTTGAGAACGCCAGAACTTGAGACAGCTCAGGAGTCTTTCCATCCAATGGCCAGATGAGCTTGATGGCCTCAAGGAGGGTATGGCGTATGTGGTTATGGCACTGCTTTAGAGGCTCAATGGAATTAACCGCCAGAATGACATTCTGGAGATAGTTATTGTCCATATCCATTTGAGCCTTGATTGCGGCCGCTCGCTCTTCTGGCGTTGCTGTAAACATGCCTCCGATCCAGAAATGAGCGAGTTCGACGCTGAGACCCATTTTGTAACTTTCAATAGCCTCGCTTAGCTCCTCCGCTTCTTCGTCGTCAACTGCAGCCGTTTGAATCAACTGCCAGGTTCTGCCGTCTTCCGCCAGCTCGTAACGCTTGCACCAATCGAAATCGACAGCGCCTTCCTTAGGAAGATCATCGAAAACAGGGAAATCAGTCCTGACTGGCTTGTTGTAATCGTGGCCGCGGCCGGTTTCTATACCGGCATCTTCCAGGGCCACATCAAGCATCAGGTTTGCGCGGGCTTCGGTTTTTGCTGTCTGCCAGTGGATGGCATCAGGCTTGCCTGATTTTTGAGTCGCTTTGATTAAATTAAAGAATTCCATATCGGGGCCTCTTTTTTGGATGTAAGATACCCGCAGCCAGTGATTGCCGCTTTTGGGTAGTGGTCATTGGTCAAAACTCGATTCCGGAAAGCTTTGGTCGGCTGACCGGGTACTTAACCCGCCTTGCGCGGGTTTTGTGCTTTATGGGGCTGCTGATTGACTCTTTGCCATCTCAGACAGCAACACACCATCAAGTGCGGTCAGGACGGGTTTAAAGGTGCCGTTATTGGGGATCTTACTGACGGCCCGGATGACTTCTGAAACTGAAATATCACCAGCGCGGGGAGCATAACCGCCTCCTGGGCCTCGTTGAGAAACAACGAGCTTTCCGACGCGCAGCTTATTGAAAATCTGCTCGAGGTAAGAGGTGGAAAGATTCGCCTCTTTGCTAAGCGTGGTCAGTGCCACGAACGAGCCGTTTGAGATGCGCTGTAGTGCCGCCATTGCGTGAACAGATGCCATCACGCGCTTCATGCCAAATTCCATAATCACATTCCTCGGCCAGTGCAGGCCATTGGTCAAAACTCGATGTTTAACGTACTGCAGGCTGTTGGTCGGCAGCCGGGTTACCCTTCTGGGCCAGGATGTAACAGAGCTTACGGAGCATCACCTCAAAAACATTCAGACGGGTAGCCTGGTGTGCTGCTGGTTTACGTGCAAAATCAATCATGCTTTTCTCCTTACCAAACCTCCGGCCAGCCTCTTATAACGGCGGCCACGCCAATCTCCGATGATTTATCGTCAGGATTTAATCTGCGATGCTGTCCATCTGCGATCCTGTCTGCGTCCTTCCAGTCCTCCGCCATAACGCGATAAGTGCGATAACCCCTATCGCCGCTAATGACTACGGTGAATTGTTTCTTAGCCATGAATCCTCTCTCTTTGCCCTTATCGCCAGGCTGGCGGAACGGTACTGCCTGCTGCGCATTTCAATGTGTCATCTCATCCGGTGTTTCGTATGCCGCCGGCAGCTACTTCGTGGGCTTCCTGCCTGGATGACTGTGTATTTGATGGGATAATTATAGACACAACATGTGTCTGATAGTCAATACACGATATGTGTTTGTTTGGGGTAAAAGAAAACCAGCAGGAAGCTGGTTTGCTAGGAGAGGGGTTAGGAAGCCGGTTTAAAACGGCCTTTTAGATACTTTTCAACGTACTCATCAATCTCTTTCAAACGAACCTCGAAGAGGTCAATCATCTTATCTTGTTCTGACTCAGGCAGTTGCGAGAAAAGTTTTAGAATTTTCCTTTGCTTATCAGGTAGCTCTTGCCCGCGATTCTCCTCATCGCCAAATAAGATGTAGCTTGGTGTTGTATCTAACACTCTTGCCAAAATAACCGCGTCATCAACCCCGATGTTTCTCACACCCAGTTCGTAATTACCGACACGTGAAGCAGTAGCCCACCCGCACAGCTTGGAAAGTTGCGCTTGGCTTAAGTTCTTGCTGTCGCGAAGAGTCTTGAGTCTCTCGCCGATGATTTCGGACATAGTTTTCATAATGAAATTTTACCACGCTTTGTGGCATATGGTTGATCACGTTTTGAGGTTGACTATGGACACGTTTCGTGTCTAAATTGGTCTATCAATTACTAGGGAGAACACCTGTGAATAACATTTCTTCGGAACGCCAAAAGTTGGGGATATCGCAAACACAGCTTGCGGAGGCTCTCGGCTGGGGGCGCTCCCGTCTATCAAATTATGAAGCCAACCTGCGCGAGCCAGGTCTCTCCGAATGTAGAGCAATTGTCGATACGCTCAACTTCCTTGGAGCAAGTTGCACACTTGATACGGTTTTCCCTCTTGAAGCATCAACTCAAAGCGAGGAGTGACATGCAATTCACAACCTACAAACATCCTAACCAACAACCCCGGTTTTCGTTGAAAACTCAAAATCAGAATGTTGGCCATCGTCGTGACGGCATTAAACATCGGGCTATCCGTGATGCCGTGCATGAGTGGGAGCTGAGTTTGCCCGGCCAGGCTCAGGAAAAGATTGCTCGGCTGGTGGCGGAACAGTGGGAAAAACTGGGGGGCAGGGGGATAACGATCAACAAACAGAACCTTTTTCGTTATCTGAAAAATGAAGCTAACTCCGACAAATACACCGCTTACGTAATGCAGCTTGCCACGGCGATCAGTGAATCCATGCCCCTGGAAATTGCCAGAAAGCACGGGCTGCGTTCTGGAATGACTGAGACTGAGCTGGTGGCCCGGGCTATTAAAGAATGCGGTGAGGCGCACCAGGCCAAATTGTTAGGCGCGCCGCTGCAGAAGCTTGAGAAAGAGATCAGAGAGGCAGCTATTGCGCTTTTCAACATGTTGCCATCGGACGTAGCAGGACCGCTGCTTGCCAGCATAGGCGCAGTGACGCCGCAGTTTTTCTAATCGAGTTTTGACCAATGACCATTAAGCCCGGTTCTTTCGGGCATCAGGAGTAACCATGGCCGCGCTGCCTTACATGCAACTCTACATTGCTGATTACCTGGCGGACACCATGCATCTGTCAACAGAAGAGCACGGTGCGTACCTGCTGCTCATGTTCAATTACTGGCAAACAGGGAGAGCGATACCGAAGAGCCGCCTGCCAAAAATTGCACGGCTGAGTAACGACCGTTGGATTTCCGTTGAAAGCTCGTTGAAAGAGTTTTTCAACGATAACGGTAGCGAATGGAAACATGATCGTATTGAGCGCGATCTCGAAGGCGTCCGTAATTCGCTCGAGCAGAAGTCGGCTGCAGGTCGTGCCTCCGCTATAGCGAGAAAAGCCAAAAAAGGAACGGAATCAGAACGGCAAATTAACGACCGTTCAACGGGTGTTCATTCTCCGTTGGAACAGGAGGGCAACGGGAATCCAACTAATAAAGATCCAGATACAGATAAAGATATAAAACCTAAAAACAATATGCCCGACGCTGAAACTGATCAGCGACGTGCTCCCCCGGAAATTTCCCCTGAAGAAATTTTTATATCGCTGCCGTTAATCGGCGGTCTGTCGCATGTCGTAACGCTGAATTACCTCGAAAGCCGAAGGGAGCTTTACCCGGCGGTGGATGTACCTCAGGAGCTGCGGAACATGTGCGGCTGGCTCGAAAGTAACCCGAAGAAGCGCAAAACGCCGAACGGCATCAAGAAATTCATCACGACCTGGCTGCAGCGTTGCCAGGACAACCCCAAAAACAGGCAGGTGACCAATGGGCAAAACCCAGCTGGAAACGCGGAGTCCATCGCAGAACGGCAATTACGTGAGGGGCGCGAGCAGTACATTCGGGAACGACAGCACCACGGTGGACACTCCGGCATGGCGGCTGTGGGACCTCATGACAAAAATCTACAGCAACCGCTGGATTGCGAAGAATGGCAATCGTCCATCGGGCCTTTGGGAGCAGCAGATTGGCGCAATGAGCAGTGAGCAACTGACCAGAGTTTGTAATTCCTGTGTTGAGCGCTGCGCTGCTGGCAGTACATGGCCACCGGATTTTGCAGAGTTTGTGGCCCTGGTAGCCGAGGCCGGCGGAGGCGCTTTGGGATTTACTACCGAGGATGTACTTGCAGAGCTTACTCGCTGGCGTAATGAGTCATACAAGTACGCAAGTTCAGAGCAGTTCCCGTGGCGTCATCCGGTTATGTATCACATCTGCATCGATATACGTCGGGCTGGTGTTGAGCGGCGTTTAACGGGGCAAGAACAGGAAAAGCTGGCGGGTAGTTTGCTGCAAAAGTGGGAGAAGAAAGTCGCCGCAGGTTATTCGGTACCGCCGGTTCGTCGACAGATCGCAGCGCCGCGCGCGCCAGCTGGACCAACACCGGCTCAGGAAATGCATGCTGAGTTTTTACGGCGGAAAGCAGCCGGAATGCTTTGAATAAATCGAGTTTTGACCAATGACCAAAGGATTAAACATGAACAGCGAAAACCATCAGAAAGTGATCAACTTTCTCAAGGAGAACAAAAGGGCCACTGCACGACAACTGGCTAAGGTTCTGGATCGCGACAGCACCGGAGCACGGTACATCCTGATGCACCTTTTGCGTAAGGGAATCATCAGGCGCTGCGGTACGACCGGATTTCCCGAAATGAGACTTCCCAGGGTTGGGAAAGCAAAGTATGCCGCCGGAAAACGCCGCCGCGCCATCAGCGGACCAGGCTGGCAGTGGCTGATGTGTGCCGGAAGAACTGGCAGGGCTATGGAATTCATAAGATTTTCGGGAGCGCGGGCAAATGAGCAACAAAATTGGCGTGGTTAGAGTTGTAGCTGGAATATGTCTCAGTCGTTTCTATTTATTATAATTAAATTCACTAATCAGCGTCTAGTTTATAATCTAATTTGGACAGTACATTTATAATTTACTGTCGATGTTAAATTCTTGCATTTACATGATGTTCTTAATATTTTCTCATTATTCAAAAGGCGGAAAGAAACTGTTTGGTACGGTTAAAAATTTCATGATGACATGTAAGGTTGTTACGAAATAGATATAATATGTGATTTTTTGAATTTTAAAACTTTGTCAAGTTTTGTCTTTTTTGATTTTTATAGGGGTTAATTGGGAAACCAAAGAGGCTTATCTCTCTTTGGTTTTATATGGATTACTTAAAACTTAACTGATCCAAGTTGGATTTGTAGACGTCGACTATGTCTTCAATCTCTTTCGCTTTTTTGTTAATGATTTCTTCTTTCTTTGTGTCTGATTTTATTGTCGAATAAAATTCGTTTAGCGCGTAGTTTAATAATTCATTAGTTATTTGTATGCCATCGTAACTATAAAATCCATCGGTGAAAACAACAGTCTTCATTTTCGGGGTATTTCTATATTTATAGAATCTATTGAAGATTTTTATTAACCTTTCGAGATCTGTTTTGCTCTTGATTTCTCTACGGATCTTTCCGTCTATCATAAAGTTAAAGTTAATGTAAGTATGCATTTTAGAATTGAAAGTCGCAACTTCATTAACTGACTCTTTCATCTTTTTCTCGATTTTATCCCTCGTGAATTGTGGTAAGTTATTAAATTCCTCAAGTAAGAGGCGTTGATGGGGATTGTTATAAGCCCAAGTTATTGCAAATATTACTTTTGGATTGCTTGTGTTTTTTTTTATGTTTTGTAACGCTATTTCAGCGTTGTGATTTATGATTGTGTCATCAATATAATTATCTATCTTTTTTTTGTAGATTGCTTCAAATTCTTGAGTAATATAGTGAACGGGATCACGAGAGAATACTTCTGAGTTACTGAAAAAAACTTCATTTTCAAAGAAGTTGAACTTATTTAATAAAGTGTTTAATTTTTTAGCGTTGTAAGTATTGTTGCCTTTTACTTTAAGGCTAAGTATGGAAATTATTAGAATTACTCTTGGGTTAATGCTATTGCGTAATTGCTCTATATAGATTTTTTTTTCATCACTGACTGATGATAAGTAAAACTCTCTATCAATATAATCGAGAATTACGGCAATATGATTAATGTATTTTATGAAGAGGTTTGTTTTTATTAATAACTCATAAGCTTCAGTGATGGTGGTGTCGCTTAATTTTGATTCAATTCCTTCATCATCTTCTAATGCCTGATTAACATTCGCAAGCATTTTATCATGCTGCTCTAGTAGAACCTCGAGCCACTGCTTAAATGAATTTTTTTTCATTTCGATAAGTGACGCCGCTGTCAACTGGGTTGCTTTCATAGCGGCTTTTGCGCTATGTCTTGCCTCGTAAGCAGCCCAGGCAGTTGCTAAAAAAGCAAGTGATGTGGCAAGGGTACCTATAACTTCTACGTTTTCCCTAATAAAATTCCAGAAAATAATCATCACTGTCCCAAGTATAAGGATTATGAATAAAGGCATCGTAAGTCGCATCAGTTAGTTAATTGAGAAACGTATGATACCCAATCAATACTGCCATTGCAGCAGGTTAATTTTAAAAAATATCCTTGATCTTTGTGCTTTAGTTTATAGGGAAATTGTTTTTTGTTCGTCTGGTTTCGTAACGAAGATTCAGACTACTATCTCGTCCATCCCGTAGATGGACTTAGAGAGTGATAACAATTGATTGTTTTTAAATGTATTTATCTAAATTAAAAGAATATACTCACTAACTAAGAGCTGTGTGACTGTCTTCTGGTTAAATAGAAAAATACAAATGTGATAACAGAATAATAATAAGTTGAAAACTACCACTTATTGGAGGAATAAATCGGTTTTTATCCTTGTCAATTAAAACAAACTCGGATAGGAAGTAATTTCCTTTTCTAAGTCCCACACAATGTACGCCGATGTTAGTAACGCAGGTTTGTCGCAGGTAACAGCTTCGTGTTTTCTTCTCGCTGTGAGTTTCACTGATCGATGCGACGCTATTACAATACTCGTGAATCTACTACTGGATCATTACCGGATGAAGACAAAGCAAGTTGCCCGCTGTGGTAACGCAGTGCCTCCGCCATTCGCTGAGGCGCTGGTAAGGGCGAATCTCCCTGAGCTTTGTCCTGATGGGCAGCAGGCGGCGTGAAGGGGATGCATAAAATTTAACACACTGAAAATAAAATGAATCTAACCTAAGGCTCTACGGAGCCTTTTTCATTGCAATCCTAAATAAACAGGTTAATAATACCTGTACATTCATACAGTGTTTTGTTTAGGGAGGAATTTTTGAGCGAAGCAATTATCCTCCGTAATACCCAGAATGACTGACCGCAGACCATGAAGCCAGGCAAGGTCTGATGTAAAAAATACGTCGTTTGGGGACTGCCAGAGGGGAACGAAGTGATAAAAATTAATGAAGAGTTGCCGGACACAGGCTACGCGCTTATTCGTTGCGAGGATTATGCCGTGGTCGCTAGATTTAGTTCATTCCCGGATGGCGGCAGAGCATTGTTATACAGGCGTGGTGATGAGGTATCGTTCGTTCCCCTTCAGCCTAACGAGATAATTGGCACACCGACACTTTTTACAGAGATGCTTGAGAAAGCGGGCTACCGAATCACAAGTTGCTTTGATACACTTCACTCGTAGGACTGAACACCCTGCACCTGCTGCGCCACGGAGACTACCATGGCGCATAACACATCAAAGAAACCTGAAACAAATCAACCCGACAGCCATAATGGCTCAGCCGGGAATTTTACACGTCCAGCAACAGCCCACACCTTGACGCCTCGTCAACAAGAAGTATTCGATCTTCTGGTTTTTTTCATACAGAAAAATGGCTATCCACCTTCCACAACCGATCTTGCTGACTTACTCGGCGTCAGCTCACCAAACGCTGCAGCGGAACACCTTAAAGCCCTCGAGCGAAAAGGCATTATCACTATCACCCGGGGCGTTTCCCGCGGCATAGCGATTGCCGGAGATAAGGAACCGCTTCTTGCTATGCAACTCTTGCAGGAAATGATTGATGATCAGCCTGGCGCGCGTGAGAGGGCAGCCGCGTTCCTGAAACTTCACGGAGCGCAGCTATGAAAAAGGGCTGGTTCCAACATGACAACCTGACCGCAGCGCAAGCCGAAGAGTTAGTGAAGCGATACAAGGCCAATGGAGTCGTTACGGAAAAGAGCCTTGCTCCGGATTACACCAGTTGGATTGTCAGCGCGCTCCTTCCTGAAGGTAAAACGCCGCCGCGAATCGACCGCACTTACCAACAGCCGTGCTGGAGGCAGTAATGAAAGCCTACAGCATAACCCCTATGGGCAAACCGAGAATGACACGCGCTGATAAGTGGAAGAAACGGCCTGAGGTTTTACGGTACCGGGCGTTTTGCGATGAAGTGCGCCTGAACCGAATAGAGCTGCCTGAGTGTGGTTACCACGTTATTTTCGTTCTTCCAATGCCGCCGAGCTGGAGCAAAAAGAAACAGGCGGAGTATGACGGCAAGCCACACCAGTCGCGACCAGACAAAGACAATCTTGAGAAAGCGTTACTTGATGCCTTATTTGGCGAGGATAGCCATATCTGGGATGGGCGCGTGTCAAAAATATGGGGAACAACCGGCAAAATCATTATCCGGGAGGCCGAATCATGCGCGCTATTCTGACCGTGGAGATTGCACATAATATGGGCGTGGTCTTGCTCAAGCCGGGCCGGGAACTGATGCAGCTTTTTGGTTATGGCAGGGTGCTTATCGAAATGCCCCCAAAGGCGATGGCACACCTTCCCTCGGGAAAGATACCGGATGCGCGGCAGCCATTAATTGAAGACACAGCCCTCGATACCTTTTTTTCTGATGAGCGAGTGATTCAGGCTGCTGGTGGGATGACTTCGCTCGAGTCCTGGCTATTTCGCAGCGTTCATCATTGCCAGTGGCCACACACGGATTATCACCACAATGAAAAGGTAACAATGCGGCATAGCCCCGGCGCCATGCTTCTTTGTTGGGCGTGTGATAACAAACTACGGGATCAGAGCACAGATCAGCTGGAAGCAATTGCGCTGCAGAACGTGAAGGCCTGGGTAATCGATGCGGTCCTTTCAAAGCTCGGATTCAGTAGTGATAGAGAGCTTTCACTGGCGGAGCTTTGCTGGTGGGCTGTTTATATGGGCGTTTCCAAAGCGATAGGGGAGACCATGGCCCGGCGCGCGCTCAACTTCAAGCCTGACCCCATCCTCTCTGTTTATCGTGAAACCGAACTCGAACCATCTGTACAGGCCACCAGCGAGCTGGCGAAGAGAACTGCATATTTTCAGCAACAGAAGAAGCAGGAGCAAATCAGAGACAAACCTGTGGTTGTGCTGGTAGCAGATCCTGAATCTCCACAAACGCTATTTGCCAGGCCGAAAAGGAACCGCTGGGAGAAGCCGGCATATCTGAAATGGGTTAAATCACAACCCTGCCAGTGCTGCGGAGAGCCCGCAGATGATCCTCACCACCTTATCGGTTATGGGCAGGGCGGTATGGGAACTAAGGCGCATGACAGCCTGACCATTCCTCTATGCCGAAAACACCATGACGAACTACACCGTGACCCACGCGCGTTCGAAAACCAATTCGGCTCGCAGCCGGAAATGATCATCAATCTGCTGGACCGGGCATTTGCGCTTGGTGTGCTGGCTTAACTAGGAGAACACTATGCGTGATATTCAACTGGTATTAGAACGCTGGGGCGGCTGGGCGTCGAAGGAAGGGAGTCAGGTGGATTGGTCACCAATCGCCGGAGGCTTTAAAGGGCTGCTGCCATCGGAAAACAAATCTCGATTATCCTGCTGCGATAACGATGGAATGATTGTCGACACCGCCATTGGCATGTTGAAGAAAGCAGGTCGCGCCGATGAGCTGGACATGGTGATGCTTCACTACATGTACGATGTGTCGAAGTCTACCCTGGCGCGTTGGGAGAAATGCTCCGAAGGTAAGATACGCAGCCGCCTGATGATTGCCGAGACGTTCATTGATGCATGCATCATCATGAGTGGGGCCACCTTAGAAATGGATGAGTGGACGCACAAGAGCAAAATAAAAAAAGTTGCTTAGAGGTCTATTCGTTACGAATTTCAGCGGTTATTGTGATAAGAGTCGTCACAAAGACACAGTGCTTATTAAACCAGAAACCTCGCATTGCCGAGGTTTTTTGTTAAGATGTCCAAAAAACTGGAGGGCATCATGACTTGGCAAGGAATTCCTTATCCTTTATCTAATATCCTGGAATCTAGTTATCTAACAGTAAGCAAAATCCCAACGGTTGTTGTTGACACCGGCTTTGCTTGGGAAAATGTTATTGGTGCTTTTATCGCTGGGGTTATTCCTGCTTATATAGCATGGTATACAATCAAGAAGAATATAAAAGCATTAGAAGTTGATAGGCAAAGGCAACAGGATTCATTTGATAAAGATAGAGCTGCGCAGCTTGATATTGCAACTAAAAATCTTAATGCTCAAGTTCTTTCTAATAATCGTCAGCAATGGATTAATAATCTACGTGATTTAATGGCTGAGTATATGGCGTTGGCAGCTGAGTTGTTACCAATTCAGCACGATTTTATTGTAAATAAAGAGTATTTTGATAGTATCTCTGAATTGCAGAGGGAGAATTATGCCAAAGGTCGTATTGTCTCTCCTTCAATTGAAGAAAAGTTTAATGATGCAAGAAGCCTCCTCAGTAGTTCAATAAAACGGTTGGGCAGTAATAGAGTGAAAGAGAGGTTGTTAGTTTCGAAAATTAAAATGATGATGAACCCTAATGAACAATGGTATAACGATTTGACCATAATGTTCGCGGATGTGGTTATTTGCTTCAATTCACTCGAAGATAGAAAGGATTATCCTGCAAAACTAGAGGAGATGAATGGCATTTCTGAGAGAATACTTAAGATTTCTCAAAAAATATTAAAGTATGAATGGGAACGAGTTAAATTGATGGTTTAGTTTATATCAGTTATTTCACAGGTCGCCTTTCGGCGGCCTTTTTTATTTCACACACAGCACCCGCAACCAGCGAGGTGAGAGACCATGAGAATGAATGATCAGACGCCTAATGCTGTTACACAGCTTTTTGCCTGGATAGCGGCGTTTGCGTCGGCTGTAGGCTTCACTACCCAGGACGTGATTTACATACTTTTTGGCCTAGTGGGTGTCATCGTCTCTTTGGCTTCATTCTTATCGGGCCGACTGGATGCAAGGCGATTCAGGCTCCAGGACGAGAAGCGTACTGCGCTACTTGAAAAATATCTTGAAGAAATCCATCACCTCCCGCCGGAACAGCGCCCATCCAGCGTTCAAGTTGTGACTGAGGCAATTAACAGGATAAGCGCCAATGCAAAATAAAAAAGTTGGTGTGGCCGGTGCGGTTTGCTCGGTTGGAGCAATCATCGCGATTGTCCTTGGAAGCGGAAACGTCAGGACGAATCAGCGCGGTCTGGAATTAATCGGCAACGCCGAATCCTGCCGTCGTGATCCGTATGTCTGTCCTGCTGGTGTGATTACTGACGGCATCGGCAACACTCACGACGTGAAGCATGGAACACGAAAGACTGATCAGCAGATCGCCGCCGACTGGGAAAAGAACATCCTAAGCGCCGAGCGCTGCGTTAACAGCTACGGCAACGGGAGAAAGCTTTCAGATAACACGTTCTCTGCGGTCACTTCGATCACGTTTAACGTGGGTTGTGGTGCAATGCAGAAATCAACGTTGTTCCAGCAACTGCGCAGTGGGCAGATTGCCCTGGCCTGCGAACAATTCCCACGCTGGGTGTACGGTGGCGGCGTTAAGCTTCCCGGCCTGGTCACTCGCCGCGGCGAAGAGAAGCAACTCTGCATGGATGGTGTGAGATGAGCCGAATCGCAGAGATAAGCTGCGCGGTAATCATTGTTGTCGTCAGCGCTATGGGTTGGTCGATACATCATTACTACGGCAAATATCAGGCTGAGCAAAAGCGTGCGGATGATGCTGAACTGCTGGCAAAGCAGCGCCAGCAAACCATCAACGATATGACGGCACGACAACGTGACGTTGCTGCCCTGGACTCGAAATACACTCAGGAGCTGGCCGATGCCAAACAGACTATTGAGCAGCTGCGCGCTGCTGTTGCTGCTGGTGATAAGCGGCTGCACCTCAACGCCACCTGCAAGCCAGTGCGTACCTCCACCAGCACCACCAGCCTGGATGATGCAGCCGGCCCCGGACTTACTGACGCCGCTGAACGGGATTATTTCCGTCTCAGGGAGCGAATCGAAACCAGCAACAAGCAAATAGCAGGGCTGCAGGAGTACATCAGGCAGCAGTGTTTGAGATAAGCCGAAAGGAGGGAGATAGTTATGACTTTTGAAGGTAGTGTTGAGTTACCTGACAATGGATTTCCAATAATGAAAGTAGCGGCCCAAAAACAGGCCGCAGATATCTTAGTGAAGGGAATTGAAAAGAATTTAGAGTCATTAATTCAAATGACTCTTCAAAAAATCACTCTTCACCTAATAACCTAGCTGCTTTGCTTCTTGCATCTGTCAGCAATGTAATTATGTCTTGATTTGGTTCTTCTTTAGCTCTTTCTATCTCCATTCTTTCATCAAGACGTGCTAGAGCATATGTCGTAATTGCTTCACGCTTATCTTTAGGTGAGTTAGCGATGATGCCTCCAAGAATCACGCTGTGAGCCATTAATTCTGTGTCATTGCTGACAATTGAAAGATCAATACTCATGTTCATTCCTTGTGTGAGGTAATCAGCCATCCCTCATTGCTATGTGCGTCCATGCCCTCACATGGACGGGCTGAGGTAATACCTTAGCGGTGAGTGATGCAAAATGACATGATGAGAGTCAACGATTTAGATCCCTATTATTGGTAGGTATGAAATCAGTGCCTTTGATAATGCTTTATTACAAAATTTTTCAGCGATAATATAGGCTTCCACTTTTAAAAGGAGGTTGTGATGTCTCTGCAAAAACTGACGAAGCTTCAGGATTTGAAAAATGAAGTTGATGGGATTTTTAAAATTTATGATCAAAAACTTACTGCTTTAAAATCTAAATCCATAAAAAATCTTCTTACTGAAATGAGGACACATTTAGAAGAAAATGGGTTTAAGGCAGTATTGCGGGAAGGGGGAGTAATGGGCTTCACCGCAACTTACCATAACATTGATATCGGAGTAGAGGCATCACCTGTCAAAGATAGATATTTCCAGTGGGATTATGTAGTAACTTTAACCTCTGGAAACAAAAAGGCTGAAGTTATGGGGGATTTAGTAAGAAACCCTATACCACAGGAGCCTAAGGATACTGATATTGATTCTCTCATCAAGGCTTATGAGATTAACTATCTTCCTGCTTTAAAGGAATTTATCCAGAAAGACCTTTGCGAGCAGCAAAACCTTACTTTCAAGGTTACCAACACTCTGGCGATAACTGCTCCAACAGCAATTGCTGACGGTACGCAGGCAATTGAAAAGTTTTCCAAATTACTATATTAGCACCACTAATATTTAATGACTGGCTTTGTGCCTGCGGATAATTCGGATTCTCAGATTGTAATGCGACGCACAGTTGGCCTATTGTTTTAGTTTTGGCTTTTAGTCGAAACTAAAGCTATCTCATACTGGCAGGGAGTTTCCTGTGCAACCAACAACGGCTCTTTGGAGAGCGTAGTTGATTCGACTTGTTAAGCCACTGGCACCCGCTGGTGGCTTTTTATGCACGTCTATCACGACACTTTAACTAGTTTATAATGATAGTAAATATCATTTCCGAGTCCTCAGGGCGGGCGGCCCTCACATGGATGGGCTGAGGTCATACCTAAGCGGTGAACGGTGGAAATTGACATGATGAGAGTCAACGATTTAGATCCCCATTATTGGTAGGAGTAACATCAGGCATTCACTGAATATCTGTGATAATGCTATGTTGGTTACCTTAATGGAGAGAATATGACTATGTCAGATAACATTGCACTTTGGTCGATGATCGGAACATGGGTGGCAGCTATATCAGCACTTATAACTGCACTTATAACCGCTGCGGCATTATATTTCGCATATAAAACACTCCACTCGTGGAAAGATAAAGAAAAAATAATGCAGATGGTGAGGGTTAAACGAGCAATCTTTAGTTATCGACAGCGGGTTGAAAGTATTAGGTTTTTCAATGGTGATGATCAAAAAATAAAAGAACACTTGCAAAATGCACTTCAGCCGTCATTGTCTGATATTTTTAATGAAATGAAACTTGCGGGAATGGAAGAAGGTAAATGCCCGGAGTTCGAATTACTTGATGCTTTAGTTGAAACTCAGGGAATGTATGAGAGAGGCCAAGTTGGTTGGTCTGAGCTGTTTGACAGAGTAGTAAAATTGCAAAGAGCCATCAAGGTATCTTTATGAATAATTAAATCATCAATGTGATTCGCATAATTTATACTCATCACCATCTGTGTGGTTCCTATCAAGAAGTGGTCTTTTGGGGAGTGGTACGCTCGAGGAAATATTTATGGGTAAATAATTCAGCAGGAAGCATTGACTGAGTGCCTGTGATAATGTCGATACACAATAATCAGGTGCGCGAGATGGCCGGGCGAAAGCCCTGACGGGACAAAGCGTGACATAAGCTACATCGAGCAGTGGTGCGCGTGGCCAATACTGCAAGAGCGTGGGTTCGAATCCCACCCTGATTACCTCACCCTTAGCCACTGGCATCCGCTGGTGGCTTTCTTATGCGAGCCATGCGGGAAAACCACCATCAAATGAGAATGATGATCAATATCATTCGCGGGTCCTCCCGGCGGGGTGTCCTGCCACGGGGCGGCTTGCTCGCGGGAATCGGCTAGTTTTTCGGATCCATGGTCATCATCATCATGTGGGTAGGTTCTTGTTTTTTATGAGGGCCATTTTTCAAAGATGTCGAATCGTTTAAAAAGTGTTCATCATCATGGACCAGGAAATTGCCTCTCTCAAACTCAATATCAACCAACTGGCGGCCATCACCGATGTTCACCGGCAGACGGTCGCCGCCCGGCTTAAAAATGTAGAGCCCGCGGCGGGCAGTAACAGCAAATTAAAGCTCTACCTCATCACGGATATTCTGACCGAACTGATGATCCCGACGGTATCAACCAATCTGGAGGATATGCCGCCGGCCGACCGCCTGGCTCACTGGAAAGCAGAAAATGAAAGGCTCAAGTTTGAGCAAGACACTGGCCAGCTTATTCCTGCGGATGAGGTCGCCAGAGAGTTTTCACTGATGGCAAAAGCCGTCGTCATGGTGCTCGAAACCCTTCCCGATATTCTTGAACGCGACTGCGCGCTGCCGCCGGTGGCGGTTTCTCGCGTCCAGAGCGTGATTGATGATTTACGTGACCAGCTGGCTCAAAAAGTCCTGGATGCAAAAGAAGAGGAGGCCGAAACAGAGGAGGACTGATGGCTAAGCGGGCATCAGCAAGTGGTATCCGCCGCGACGTTTCCGGCATCCTTCGCGCGCCGCGCAGAATGGAGGTCGCCGAGGCGGTCAGTTCTTATATGCGTGTCCCTATGGGGGCAGGTAACTCCGTTCCATGGGATCCCGATCTGGCTCCCTATGTTATCGAACCGATGAACTGCCTGGCATCACGAGAATACGATGCGGTTGTTTTCGTAGGCCCGGCGCGAACGGGCAAAACGATTGGCCTGATTGATGGCTGGATCGTCTACAACATTGTGTGCGACCCGGCAGATATGCTGGTGATTCAGGTTTCAGAGGAAAAGGCCCGCGAGCATTCGAAGAAGCGCCTGGACCGCACGTTCCGCAGTAGCCCGGAAGTGAAAACACGGTTAAGCCCGCGCAGAAACGATAACAACGTATATGACCGCACCTTCCGCGCCGGGAACTACCTGAAGCTGGGCTGGCCGTCGGTCAATATCATGTCGTCCTCTGATTATAAAAGCGTGGCGCTCACTGATTATGACCGCTTCCCGGAGGATATTGACGGCGAGGGGGATGCATTCTCCCTGGCCTCAAAGCGAACCACCACTTTTATGTCGTCAGGTATGACACTGGTGGAAAGCTCCCCAGGGCGTGATGTGCGCGATACGAAATGGCGCCGTAGTTCGCCACATGAAGCCCCACCCACCACGGGTATTCTCTCGTTATACAACCGCGGTGATCGTCGTCGGCTTTACTGGCCATGCCCGCATTGTGGGGAGTATTTCCAGCCGGAAATGGACAACATGACCGGCTACCGTGAAATGGCTGATCCTGTCGCTGCCAGCGAGGCGGCGGTACTCCAGTGCCCGGCCTGTAAAGGCAAAATCACTCCGGATATGAAGCGTTCCCTGAACATGAAATGCGTGTGGCTCCGCGACGGGCAACGTATTGATGCTGACGGGGGCGTATCGGGAGAAGGCCGGCGATCACGCATTGCTTCCTTCTGGATGGAGGGACCGGCAGCCGCTTATCAGACCTGGGCGCAGCTGATTTATAAGTTTCTTACCGCTGAGCAGGAGTATGAGGCCACGCGCAGCGAAGAAACGTTAAAAACAGTGGTAAACACCGACTTTGGTCGGCCATACCTCCCGCGATCCAGCATGGAGCAACGAAAAAGCGAGTTGCTGGAACAGCGCGCTGAAGATGTGCCTAAGCGAAGCGTGCCGGATGGTGTCTGTTTCATGACCGCAACAGTGGACGTACAGGCCGGGCGAAACCGTCGCTTTGTTGTCCAGATTACCGGTTACGGTGCGATGGGGGAGCGCTGGCTGGTGGACAGGTACAACATAAAACAGTCGCTACGCTGTGATGGTAACGGTGAAAGCCTGCAAATTGATCCGGCAAGTTACCCGGAGGACTGGGATCTGCTGCTGACCGACGTTTTCAATAAAACGTGGCCACTGGCCTCCGACCCGACAAAAGGCATGCGGTTAACGGCGATGGGCGTCGATTCCGGCGGCGAAGATGGGGTGACCGATAACGCCTATAAATTCTGGCGGAAATGTCGCCGGGATGGGCTGGGTAAAAAGGTTTATCTCTTCAAAGGCGACAGTACCACCCGCGCTCAACTCATTAAACGCACGATGCCTGATAACACTAACCGAACCGGCCGCCGCGCGCTGGCTGCCGGTGACGTTCCGCTCTACCTCCTGCAGACCAATGCCCTGAAAGACCGTGTGAACAATGCGCTCTGGCGTGATTCGCCTGGTCCTGGCTATGTGCATTTCCCCTCATGGCTGGGGAGCTGGTTCTATGAAGAACTGACCTATGAGGAGCGGGCGGTTGACGGGAAGTGGAGCAAGCCCGGTCGGGGCGCGAACGAAGCGTTCGACCTGCTGGTTTACGCGGATGCTCTGGTGATCCTGCACGGCTATGAAAAAATCAAATGGCCGGATGCCCCTGAATGGGCGCAGCGGGACACATGGATTGAGTCTTTACCTGGGGAAGATGCCGCTCCGCCACTCCCGGCAACGATCGCTAAGCCAGCCAGTAAAAAAGAACGGCGCAAGCGCGCCAAAACTGAACAAGCTAACCCATGGAAATCCTCAGGAGGCTGGGTATGAACCAAAGCGATATTGAAGCCATGATCCAGGGCTACAGTCAGGCGGAAATGGCCGTCCTGGACGGAAAATCAATCCGGTTTAACGGTCAGGAAATGACGATGGAAAACCTCTCCGAGATTCGAAAAGGGCGGCAGGAATGGGAGCGGCGCCTCTCTTCACTGAATCAGAAAAAGCAGGGGCGGCCCGGTTACCGACTGGCGAGGTTTAAATGACAATTCTGGATAACGTAATCGGCGCATTTTCGCCGGGCTGGAAAGCTGCGCGACTGCGCGCCAGGGCCATGATCAAGGCTTATGAAGCGGTAACACCTACCCGCACACATAAAGCGCGTCGGGAAAACAGGACGGCTGACCAGTTAAGCCAGATGGGGAATGTGTCGCTCCGGGAGCAGGCTCGTTGGCTCGATAACAACCATGACCTGGTGATTGGCATCTTCGATAAGCTCGAAGAGCGGGTTGTGGGATCAAAAGGAATTGTTGTTGACCCTCACCCAAAGCTGACGAACGGAACGGTTGCCAAGAAACTGGCGAAAGATATTCGTAAGAAATGGGGAGAATGGTCTGTCAGGCCGGAGGTTACCGGACAGTTTACCCGACCCATGCTGGAACGTCTGATGCTGAGGACCTGGCTCCGCGACGGGGAAGTTTTTGCTCAACTGGTACAGGGGAGCGCCACAGGGCTGGTTCCCGTGGCCGGGGTGCCTTTCTGGCTTGAAGCTCTGGAGCCTGATTTTGTCCCAATGACCAGTGATGCCGCAAAAAAGCTGAATCAGGGCATCGTGGTCGACGACTGGGGGCGGCCTAAAGCGTATCAGGTTTATAAAAGCCTCCCGGTGGGTGGCCGGCAGTTGGATACGAAAGAAATCGACGCGGCCAATATGCTGCACCTCAAATTTACCCGCCGCTTGCACCAGACCCGTGGCACGTCGTTGCTCTCAGGGGTGTTAATGCGCCTGAGTGCTCTCAAAGAGTATGAAGATTCCGAACTGACGGCGGCGCGTATTGCGGCAGCCCTCGGGATGTACATCAAAAAGGGGGATGGTCAGAGCTTCGACACGGAAGATAAAAGCGAGAGTGACAGAGAGCTGGAGATACAACCCGGCATGTTGTACGACGAGCTACAAGCCGGTGAAGAAATCGGCATGATTAAATCCGACCGGCCAAACCCCAATCTTGAACCCTTCCGAAACGGCCAGCTCCGCGCTGTTGCCGCTGGCAGTCGGCTCAGCTTTTCCAGCGCTTCACGAAACTATAACGGCACCTACAGCGCGCAGCGGCAGGAGCTGGTGGAGTCGACGGACGGCTATCTGATCCTGCAGGACTGGTTTATTGGCGCCGTTACCCGGCCCATGTACCGGGCCTGGCTGAAAATGGCCATTGCCAGTGGCGAAATTAAAGTACCACGCGGTGTAGATATGGACTCCCTCTTCAGCGCGGTTTACTCGGGGCCGGTTATGCCATGGATTGACCCGGTGAAAGAGGCCAATGCCTGGAAAACGCAAATCCGGGGCGGTGCCGCGACTGAATCTGACTGGGTGCGCGCCAGCGGGCGTAACCCGGATGAAGTTAAGAGCCGCCGAAAAGCTGAAATCGATGAAAACAAAGAACTGGGACTGGTGTATGACACCGACCCCGCCAACGACAAAGGAGGCACCAGTGCCGAAGCTAAACCACAGGACGGCCCGCCGTCCGAAAGCCAGCGTAAAAAATAGCTGGTTTCGCATGCATGCCGGCACCACAGGGGATGCCGATATTTTTATCTATGACGAGATTGGTTATTGGGGGGTAACGGCGAAACAGTTTGTCAGCGATCTGAAAGCACTCGGTGAAGTCAGCCATATCAATCTTCACATTAACTCGCCCGGTGGCGATGTCTTTGATGGCATCGCCATTTTTAATGCACTGAAGTACCACGGCGCGGCGATCACGGTGCATATCGATGGACTTGCTGCGTCTATGGCGTCGGTCATTGCCATGGTGGGTAACCCGGTCATCATGCCGGAAAACACGATGATGATGATTCACAAGCCCTGGGGCTTTGCCGGAGGGGATGCCAACGACATGCGCGACTATGCCGATCTGCTGGACAAGGTTGAAAGTGTGCTGATCCCAGCCTACGCGCAAAAGACCGGCAAAACCACCGAAGAGATTGCCGCGATGCTGGACGATGAAACCTGGATGGATGGCGCTGAATGCCTCGCCCTGGGGTTCGCTGACCAGACCACCCCCGCTCTTCAGGCTATGGCCTGTATCCATTCAAAACGTATTGAGGAATTTGAAAAAATGCCAAACAGCATTCGTAACATGGTCACCCCACCACGTAACACCGTCCAGCGTGATCCACAGAAGCCAAATGCTCAGGCGCCAGTAAACGCACCTGATCCTGTCGACGAAACCGCAATCCGTGCGCAGGTGATGGCCGAGCAAAAAGCGCGCGTTACCGGCATTAACGACCTGTTTGCCATGTTTGGCGGTAAGCATAGCGAACTGCAGGCCAGCTGCGTGGCCGATTTGGATTGCACCGTTGAAAAGGCGAAAGACCAGCTGCTGGCCGCCCTGGGCAAATCCAGCACCCCATCCAACAAAAACAGCGCCGCGCACATTCACGCCGGGAACGGAAACTTTGTCGGCGACGGCATTCGTCAGGCGCTGATGGCTCGCGCAGGCTATGAAAAGCAGGAAAGCGATAACGTCTACAACGGCATGACCCTGCGCGAATATGCCCGTATGGCACTGACTGAGCGCGGGATTGGCGTTTCCAGTCTTAACCCGATGCAGATGGTCGGACAGGCACTAACGCACAGCACGTCGGACTTTGGAAACATCCTGCTGGATGTGGCGAATAAATCTCTGCTGCTGGGTTGGGAAGAAGCCGACGAAACCTTTGAACAGTGGACCAAAAAAGGCCAGCTCTCTGACTTTAAAACCGCGCATCGTGTTGGTATGGGGGGGTTCCCTTCATTGCGTCAGGTTCGTGAAGGGGCAGAGTACAAGTACATCACTACCGGCGATAAAGGCGAGACTATTGCGCTGGCCACCTTTGGCGAGATCTTCTCGGTCACTCGTCAGGCAATCATCAATGACGATCTGAATCAGCTCACTGATGTTCCGATGAAGATGGGGCGCGCTGCGAAAGGCACAATCGGTGATCTGGTCTATGCCATTCTGACCCAGAACGCGAAACTGTCCGACGGTAAACCCCTGTTCCACGCGGATCATAAAAACCTGTCCAGTGGCGCAATTTCCGTGGGCAGCATCGATGAAGCCCGGAAAAGTATGCGGCTGCAGAAAGAAGGCGAACGTACGCTCAACATTCGTCCGGCCTACATGCTTGTTCCGGTTGGGCTGGAAACGCTCGCAAACCAGACTATCAAGTCTGCCAGCGTGAAAGGGGCGGATATTAACGCCGGCATCAACAACCCGATTCAGAATTTTGCGGAAGTGATTGCTGAGCCGCGCCTCGATGCTGCTGATGCCGCTGCCTGGTATCTGGCTGCAGCGAAAGGCAGCGACACTATTGAGGTGGCTTACCTCAATGGTATCGATACGCCGTACATCGACCAGCAGGAAGGGTTTAACACTGACGGTATCGCCACGAAAGTCCGTATTGATGCGGGTGTTGCGGCGCTGGATTATCGCGGCCTGGCCAAATCTTCCGGCAAGTAATCTTCTACGTTTTACCTCCTCGCCCGTCAGGGCTTTTTTTATACCCAAAATCAGCCCCGACAGGGGCTGAATGGAGAATGTCATGGCTAAAAACTTCGTGCAAAACGGGAACACGATCCCGGTAAACAATGCCGGAAACAGTGAAATCCTGAGTGGCGATCCGGTGGTTATTGGTTCGCTTGTCGCGGTGGCAATTACGGATATTCCTGCCGGCGGTATCGGAGATGGTTTCGCTTCCGGGGTGTTCCTTCTGCCTAAACTGGCTACCGATGATATCGCCGCCGGTACGGCGGTGTTCATCAAAGCCGGAAAAATCCAGCTCGATAAAGCGGATGCTGTCGCCGCGGGCGTTGCCTGGGAAGAGGCGGGTGCTGGCGTGACCGTCGTTGAAGTAAAAATCAATGGCTAACGCCTTTGACCGGCTGGCGGCTCGCATGGATGCGGCCACCATCGTGAAGATGGGCAAGACCGCCACCATTAACGGGCATGACTTCGATGTTGTCCCGGCTGAACAGCTGGAAGAAATGGGACCTCTGTCCGGCAACGGCACCGCGCTGGTGGTTTTCTCTGCCACCTACAAACCCCGTCGTAACGATGAGGTGACCTGGGAGGGGAAAACCCTGATGGTGACGCGGTTCGATTCGTTTAATGGCAAGCCGAGGATCCACCTTGAGTAAGGGGGTTTTATGTCAGTTAAAGGCCTGGAAAGGGCTATCCAGAACCTGAACAGCCTGAGCCGCATGATTGTGCCGGATGCCACCGCGAAAGCATTAAACCGTGTGGCGGGGCGAACAATAAGCCAGGGCAGTAAGCAGGTGGCCAAAGAGGTAACGGTCGATGATAACCGTAAAAAAGGGCTCCCGGTTCGACTGGTCAGGCAGCGCTCAAGACTCAAAAAGGCCCGCCATGATCGTCTCGTCGCTTCAATAAAAATTAACCGCGGCAACCTGCCGGCAATAAAGCTCGGCGCAGCTCGCGTCAGGCTATCCCGCCGTAAAGGAGCCAAACACGGTCAGGGGAGCGTGCTGAAAGTCGGGCCTTATACCTTCCGCAATGCGTTCATCCAGCAACTGGCCAATGGCCGCTGGCAGGTGATGCGGCGTGTCGGGCGGGCCCGCTACCCCATCGATGTTGTGAAAGTTCCCCTGGAAGCGCCGTTAACGCAGGCATTTACCACCATTTCAAAAAATCTAATCCAGAGCGATATGCCAAAGGAATTGTCAGCCGCACTTAAAAACCAACTGAGGATCCACCTGACGCGATGAGCAAACACAGTGCTATACGTGCCGCCGTCCTGGCGAAGTTGAAAGCCGATATCTCTGACCCTGTCACCTGGTTTGACGGGCGGCCGGCATTCCTTGAAGAGGGGGATCTTCCTGCGGTGGCGGTGTATTTGTCAGACGCCGAATATACCGGCGCCACGCTTGATGCTGACGACTGGCAGGCGACTCTTCACATCGAAGTTTTCCTGAAAGCAACAAATCCTGACACCGCGCTCGACGCCTGGCTGGAGGAAAAGATTTATCCGGCTCTGCAAGAGATCCCCGGACTTGAAGCGCTTATCGAAACCATGACCCCGCAGGGCTATGACTATCAACGCGACGATGAGATGGCCACCTGGGGATCTGTCGACCTGACCTACGCTATCACCTATTCAATGTAAGGAAATCACTATGGCAACCCCAAATCCTCTCGCGCCGGTTAAAGGTGCGGGAACCACACTCTGGCTGTATACCGGGAGCGGCGATGGATTCTCCAATCCGCTCTCAGACACTGACTGGAATCGTCTGGCAAAAATCAAGGAACTGACGCCGGGCGAAATGACTGCTGAATCCTACGATGACACCTATCTTGATGATGAAGATGCGGACTGGAACGCGACCGCGCAGGGCGCAAAATCTGCCGGTGATACATCTCTTACACTGGCATGGAAGCCGGGAGAGCAGGGCCAGAAGGATCTTGTCGCCTGGTTCAACGATGGTTCTGTACGGTTTTATAAAATCAAATACCCGAACGGAACTGTTGATGTCTTCCGTGGGTGGTGCAGCAGTCTGGGGAAGGCTATCCCGGCCAAAGAGGTTATTACCCGTACAGCAAAAATCACCAATACCGGCAAGCCTGAACTGGCCGAGGAAAGCGGTAGCCCGACTATTAGTGTTACAGGGGTTACGCTTGATAAGGCTACGGCAAGCGTAGCAGTGGGGGCGACAACCACGCTGAAGGTGACGGTTAATCCTGCCAGTGCATCAGATAGTTCCTTCCGGGCTGCAACCTCTGACGGTGCAAAAGCGACGGTTATCGTTAGCGGCAACACGATCACTGTAACTGGTGTGGCCGCCGGTTCCGTCGACATCATTGTGATGACCAGCGATGGTAATTTTGTGGCGTCCTGCAAAGTCACCGTAACAGCATCTTAAGGAGGGCGCATGTTTCTGAAAAAAGAGAATTTCATCTATAACGATGAATCCGCAATCGTCTTCGAGTTATCTGCTCTGCAGCGTATTGAGTACCTGACGTTTTTGGCGCAGGAAGAGAAAACCGTTAGCGCTGGTAGCGACGACATCAGCGATCAGGAAATGACAGCCCGTCTGGTTGGTTCGAACATTCGATGTGGGGCGCATTTGATTGCGATGTCCTTGTGGCATAACGACCCGAAAGGTGCTGATGTGGATGCTCTGTATCAGCAGGTCCTCAGCAGCTGGCCGCCAGAAGCCATCGGTAAAGCCGAAATGCAGATTAAGCTGCTCTCCGGCATGCTCGTTCCGGTCGAAGATGATAATGCCGGTGATTCAGACAATACACTCGAGGGCGAAGCCACAGAACCCGTTACGGCGGAAAAGCCCTGACCAGCGAGCTTAATTTTGTCCTGAATCTGGCGCGCGAGTTCGGGCGACCCGACTGGCGCGCCATGCTGGCTGGAATGACTTCCAGTGAGCTGGGCGACTGGCACCAGTTCTACCGGGAGCATTATTTTCAGGACGCGCAGCTCGACGCGCATTTTTCCGGGCTGCTTTATTCCATCTCTTCTCTTTTATTCCGGGATCCGGAACTTACCCCTACACATTTTAGCCTGCTTTCTCCTTCCGGTAGTGCCATAAGCGATGATGAGCCGGATGATGAAGCGCTAATGACAGCTGCCGAGGGGATCACAGGAGGTATCCGATATGGCCCAGCAGATTAGCGATCTGGTTATTAATCTGGATGTTGACAGTTCTACCTTCAGCGAACAGGTCGCCCGTATCAGGGGGCAGCTAACCGGAATGGCGGATGAGTCTGATAAGGCTCAGGCGCGAATGCAACGCGCAGCAGACCGTCAGAGTTCCGCGCTGAAAGGCGTTGGCGACACAGGCGTAGCGGCAGCTAATGAAATGAAATCACGCCAGTCTGCCGCCACGGAAGGGTTGACTAAGGACTGGCAAAAAGTATCAAAATCCGTCGATGAAACTCACCGGCGTGTGGCTGAACTTACTCAGCGTTTGCGCGATAACGATACCCAGTCCTCTTCCCTCGCGAGGCGGCAGGATGAACTTGCCGCTTCCTTCTTCCGACAGATAGACGGCGTTCGCCAGCTGAATGGTGAAACTAAGTCTCTGGCGGGCATACAGGCGCGTTTCAGGGAAGCAAGAGCGCAGGGGAATATTACTCAGCAGGATTATCTTGCTCTTATTTCCAGCACGGTGGCCAGACAAAAAGAGTTGCAGGCAGTTGAAGATAAATCAGCTACAGCACGTGAGCGCTTTCTTCGTCAGCTGAAGCAACAGGTCGTTGAGCAAAAGCTATCCGGTACCGAGCTGTTGCGAATGAAAGCCACGCAGGTAGGCGCCAGCGACGCAGCGGAGGTTTATATCCGTAAGCTGGAAGCGGCTAAAGTCGCCACGCATGGGTTGGGTTTACAAAGTTCGGCAGCACGTCGCGAGATCGGCATCCTGATTGGTGAGGTCGCCAGAGGAAACTTTGGAGCGCTGCGTGGTTCCAGTATTACGCTTGCCAACCGTGCTGGCTGGATAGATCAGCTTCTGACATTGCGTGGGCTGGGTATTGCCGGTGTTGTCGGTGGTATCGCAGCGGCAGTCTACGGGTTGGGTAAGGCGTGGTATGAAGGCAGTCAGGAGTCTGTAGAGTTTAACAAACAGCTGATTCTGACGGGTAATTATGCCGGTAAGACATCCGGCCAGCTTCAGGCCCTGGCTCGTTCGCTTTCCGGGAATGGTGTTACACAGCATGCCGCAGCCAGTGTGCTGGCGCAGGTTGTCGGGAGTGGTGCATTCAGCGGGAACGACGTCAGCATGGTCAGCAATGTTGCTGCCCGGCTGCAGCAGGCTACCGGGCAGGCCGTTGACGAAACCATTAACCAGTTTAAGCGCCTGAAAGATGATCCGGTTAATGCAGTTGCCACGCTCAACGATTCCCTGCATTTCCTGACGGCTACGCAATACGAGCAAATTGCTTCCGCACAGTCGATGGGCGATACACAGAAAGCCGCTGAACTGGCCATGCGGGCTTACTCAGAAGCTGTTATCCAGCGAGCCGGTGCGGTAGAGGAAAACCTTGGCTCACTTGAGAAAGCCTGGAACTGGGTTAAGAATTCCGCTTCCGGCGCATGGGATGCGATGCTTGGTATGGGGCGCAACCCTGACACTGCGATGAAGCGACAGGGGTCTTTTGCCGAATGGCAGGCAGCAGAAAAAGAATACCGTGCCTTATCCAAAAATCTCAAGGTTGACCCGGATTATGCAGGTAGTAACCCGCTGCAAAAGGCTGATGCTGAGCGACTGCGAAATGCGCGTCAGCAGGTCGATCTCAAAAAACAGGCCTACGACCTCGCCGATCAGCAGTACGCCCAGGAGGGGCTGGCCGCAGCGCGGGAAAAAATGCGTACGGACCAGCAGAGTCAGGCTATCCGGAATCAGCAGCAGTTTAATCAGTTGGTTGAAACAGGCACGACGGCGGCAGAAAAACGTGCCCTGCAGGAGAAAAAACTCAATCAGCTTATCGAGAAAAACCGTCAGGACGCAAAAGACGGCATCGCCACGCTGTGGACCGATAAAGATATCGCCGCAGCACGGGCCGGGATAGAAAAGAAGTGGAAGGATCCAAAAACACCTAAAGGAAAACGCTACTCAACGCCCGCCGGTGACAAGGCAGAAGAAAAGGCTCAGGCTGAACTTCTGACGCTGCAGGCCCAGCTCAAGACACTTGAGCAACATACCAGCGTTAACGATGTTATCAGTCAGCAGCGAAAGGATCTCTGGCAGACTGAAAATCAGCTTGCCGTTTTACAGAAGGCATCTGAAGGCCGTAATGGTCGCCAGCTTTCAGTGCAGGAAAAATCCCTGCTGGCCCATAAGGAGGAGACGCTCGAGTATAAACGCCAGCTTGCCGACCTGGGCGATAAGGTTGCCCATCAGCAAAAGCTCAACGAGCTTGCTGATCAGGCGGTTAAGTTTGAGCAGCAGCAGAAAGCGGCACGGGCGGGTATTCAGGCACAGTCAGAGGGAGTTTCCACCCGGCAGGCCGGGAGGGAGGCTACTCTTCAACGTCTCAGCGAAAGTTATGCCTACAATCCGCAGGCGCGGCAGAAGGTGCTGGAAGAACAGCGGGCAACTTTTGAGGCTGAGGATGCCCTGAGGGAAAACTGGCTGGCCGGTGCGAAGCAGGGCTGGGCGGAATATCAGGATTCAGCCACCAACGTATTCAGCTCTGTGCAGCAGATTTCGCAGGCGACCTTCAGCGGACTGGCGGGCCAGCTTACCAGTCTGGTGACAACCGGCAAATCCAGTTTCAGGGACTTCACTACCTCGATTCTCAAAATGATTGTCGACGTTATTAACCAGCTTCTGGTGGCTTATGCCATCCAGAGCGCGATGGGCTGGGTGAGTGGTGGTACCAATACAGCGTCTGCTGGTCAGTCATTCGCGGTACCGTCTTTCCGCCCTACGGGCTTTGACGTTGGTGGTTACACCGGACACGGCGGTAAGTATGAACCTGCTGGCGTCGTTCACCGTGGTGAGTTTGTTTTCACCAAAGAATCTACCAGCCGAATCGGCGTATCCAACCTGTATCGACTCATGCGCGGTTATGCCTCTGGCGGTCTGGTCGGTGGCGGTGGAGCAGCTGCCTCACCGATGGGGGTTAATGTTTACGCACCCGTTTCGGTCACCACTGCTCAGTCCAGCGACCAGAAACAGCAGCAGGGCGCTGGTGATGCACTTACCCAGGCTTATCAGAAGGTGATCGACCGCTCAGTACGGGAAGGTATTACGCGCGAAACCCGGCCAGGGGGAATTATCTGGAATGCCAACAAACAGAGGTAAGCGATGGCCATAGAGCATTTCACGTGGCGTATTCAGGCTGCGAGTCAACCCACACTCAGCAGCAAGGATACCATCAGGACGGCTCAGTTCGGCGATGGATATAAGCAGGTCAGTGGGGCTGGATTAAATGATGAGGTACTTAATTATGCCTTCTCGTTTACGGGAGCGCCTGCTACGGCTAGGGAAATATATGCCTTCCTTCGGAGGCATAAGACCAAATCATTCACATTTACACCACCCGGTAGCGACCTGGCGCTCTGGCGTGTTGCGGCGGACAGCCTCCAGCGAGTCACCGTCAACAAAAAAGTTGAAACCGTTACTGCAACCTTTGAACAGGCATTTGCACCATGAGTCTTAACAGCGATTATCAAAAACTGGAGCCGGGCAATAGTGTCCGGCTTTTTGATGTGGATGGAACTGCTTTCGGCGTCAGCGATGTGCTGCATTTTCATGCGCACAATATTGCTCATACACCGGAGGAAATTACGGCAGCGGGAGGCGATGAGAAGACGCTGCCTGCAAAATCCATCTGGTGGCAGGGACGGGAATACAAAGCCTGGCCCTGCAAGATAGAAGGTATTGAAACCTCAACCGATGGCAGCAGTGCTCAGCCTAAGCTGTCAGTTGCTAACATCGATGGCTCTATTACTGCCCTATGCCTTGCTTACGATGATTTGTTGCAGGCAAAAGTCATCATTCACGACACGTTAGCGCAGTATCTTGATGCTGCCAATTTTCCCGCTGGTAACCCGTCAGCAGATCCCACGCAGGAAAAATTGCAGGTCTGGTTCATCGACAGCAAAAGTGTGGAGAATAACCGTTCGGTTGAGTTTACGCTGAGCAGCCCAATGGACCTGCAGGGGCTGATGATTCCGACGCGGCAGCTGCATTCGCTTTGTACCTGGTGCATCAGGGGGAAATACCGCTCCGGAGATGGTTGTGATTATGCCGGCACGCTCTACTTTGACGACAAAAATAACCCGGTAGACGATCCATCCCTCGATAAATGCAGCGGAACATTGCGCGGATGCAAACTCCGGGTCGGCGAAAGTGAGCCGCTGCCGTTTGGCGGGTTCCCGGGTACCTCGCTAATCAGGAGCTAATATGCGAGAGAAAACGATTAACGCCATCCTGGCACATGCGGCCGCTGAATATCCTCGTGAATGCTGCGGCGTCGTGGTGCAGAAAAGCCGTGTGGAACGTTATTATCCGTGCCGCAATCTTGCCTCCGAGCCTACAGAACACTTTCACCTTTCACCGGAGGATTATGCCGCTGCTGAGGATTGGGGATCGGTGATCGCCATCGTTCACAGCCACCCGGATGCTACGACGCAGCCGAGCGAACTGGACAAAGCGCAGTGTGACGCTACGCTGCTACCCTGGCATATCGTGAGCTGGCCAGAGGGTGATTTGCGCACCATCCAGCCGCGCGGCGAACTCCCGCTGCTGGAGCGGCCGTTTGTCCTCGGTCACTTTGACTGTTGGGGACTGGTGATGAGTTACTTCCGGCAGCAGCACGGTATCGAACTTCACGATTACCGCGTTGATTACCCCTGGTGGGAAGATGAGTACCCGGAAAATTTCTATCAGGATTGCTGGTATGAATGTGGCTTCCGTGAGTTCGACGGCGCACCGCACCCAGGCGATATGGTGATCATGCAGGTGCAGTCCAATAAATGGAACCACGCCGGGATTTTGCTCGAGGGCAACATACTGCTGCACCACCTTTATGGCCATTTGAGCCAGCGTGTGCCATATGGGGGCTACTGGCAGGAACGGACAATGAAGGTTCTGCGTTATAAATCTCTGTGCTAACCTTTACCCAATTTAATTGGGGGCTAGGAATATGAAAAAAGTTGCAGTATTCGGATTATTAATACTTTCTGGTTGTTCGAGCATGCAAGACCTCAGGAAGGAGCCAGCGTCTAATTCTTATCAGTCTAAGAAACAAATCGATGTTGTTGCCGAATGCATTCTTAGCGGATGGCAAGAACAAAGCCAACAATATGGAGGCGTTTTTATTCAGCCTTATGACGGCGGTAAAACTGTATTTACGCAATCTCAACTTGAAATTGCGGATTTAAAACCGATAGGCGAAGTTATCAAAATAGAATTTCGTCATCAGGGTGGACTTTTCTCCTATCGAATTAACAGTCGAGCTAAAGTAATAGAACGCTGTATCTAACCAATAGTTAACCCGCATCATGCGGGTTTTTTTATGGTGAAAATATGACAGAAGTAATGACGACAATTGAGCTTGGTGGTGTCCTAGGGAAAACTTTTGGGAAAACCCATCAACGCCTGATATCACGAACTGGTGAAGCAGCAATCGCACTCTGCAAAACATTACCTGGTTTCGAGAGTTTCATGATCAGCAGCAAACGTAGGGGGCTGACTTTTGCCATATTCAGAGGCAAAAGAAATATAACGTTGGATGAGATGGGCTTTCTCACTAAGGGAGAGGTTGTAAGGATTATGCCTGTAATCATTGGCAGTAAACGTGCAGGATTATTACAAACAATTTTAGGTGCGGTTTTGATCGCAGCTGCCGTCTTCGTATCGGGAGGTATTGGAGCTGCGTTTACAGCTGGAGGCTTAACAGGTTTTGCTGCAGCTACTGGTGCCTCGTTGGTTCTCGGTGGTGTAATCCAGATGCTTTCGCCACAGGCCGCAGGATTATCAAGTAAACGAGATGCAGATAATCAAGCATCATATGCATTTGGCGGGGTTACGAATACAGCATCACAGGGTTACCCCGTCCCACTTCTTTATGGGAAAAGAAGGATCGGCGGAGCAATAATTTCCGCCGGGATATATGTTGAAGATCAAGCTTAATTAGCTCAGTCTTTGATTGAAATATTTATTAATTCTGTCATTCCCTTTGTGGTTAGAATAAAGGGCTTTAATTTCTTGCTTGGCCTTGTCTTGGTCGCCGGCTTTTGTGATTGTATATTCCATTAGGCTATCAGTGAAGTTAACAAGGGAATCAATCTGAAGTTGTAAATCTCTAATTTTTAAATCATAGGTTCTTTTAATTTCATCCAACAACTGCGCCTTTTCGAAGCTATTCATTGTTCTAACTCCTTTTTATATGGAGACCTCATGTTAAAGAAAACACTTACAGGGAGCAAGGGAGGGTCCTCATCCTCACGAACGCCGACAGAACAGCCTGACGACCTCCAGTCCATTGCAAAAGCAAAATTGCTGCTGGCGCTGGGTGAAGGAGAGTTTGCTGGGGGCCTGACCGCGAAAGATATTTATCTTGACGGTACGCCCCTCGAAAACCCGGACGGCTCTCAAAACTTCAGCGGTGTCGTCTGGGAATTTCGTGCTGGCACACAGGCACAAAACTATGTGCAGGGCATTCCCGGCACCGAAAACGAAATCAGCGTCGGTACTGAAATTAAAAGTGGTACCGCTTGGGCACACACCTTCACCAATACACTGCTGTCGGCGGTGCGCTTGCGCCTGAAGTGGCCGTCATTGTTTAATCAGGAAGATAATGGCGACCTGGTAGGCTACTCCATCAACTATGCGATTGATCTGCAGACCGACGGCGGTACCTGGACGACTGTGGTCAATACCAACGTCACCGGGAAAACCACATCGGGGTATGAGCGTAGTCATCGCATCGATTTATCGCAGGCGGGCAGCACCTGGACCGTTCGTCTGCGCAAAATTACCGCCGATGCTAACAGCGCCAAAATTGGCGATACGATGACGCTGCAGAGCTATACCGAAGTCATCGATGCGAAGCTCCGTTACCCGAATACAGCGCTGCTGTATATCGAGTTCGACTCCAGTCAGTTTAATGGCTCTATTCCACAGATTTCCTGTGAGCCGCGCGGGCGCGTTATCCGCGTGCCTGACACCTACGATCCTGAAACGCGCTCTTATAGCGGCACCTGGACCGGGGCTTTTAAGTGGGCCTGGACCGATAATCCCGCTTGGATATTTTACGACCTGGTGGTTACCGACCGCTTCGGGTTGGGCAATAGACTGACGGCAGCAAACATCGACAAATGGTCGCTCTATCAGGTAGCGCAGTATTGCGATCAGATGGTGCCTGACGGTCGCGGCGGCAACGGCACCGAGCCGCGTTATATCTGTAACGTGTATGTGCAGGACCGTAACGATGCATATACCGTGCTGCGGGACTTTGCGGCTATTTTTCGTGGGATGACGTATTGGGGAGGCGATCAGATTGTCGCGCTGGCTGATATGCCGCGGGATATCGACTACAGCTACACACGCGCTAACGTCCTGAATGGCGAATTCAACTATTCCAGCAGCACGACGAAAACGCGCTATACCACAGCGTTGGTATCATGGTCTGATCCCGCGAATGCCTATGCTGATGCCATGGAGCCTGTATTTGAGCAGGCGCTGGTTGCGCGCTACGGATTTAATCAGCTTGAGCTGACGGCAATTGGTTGCACCCGGCAGAGCGAAGCGAACAGGAAAGGGCGCTGGGGGATCCTGACGAACAACAAAGACCGGGTTGTGTCATTCTCCGTCGGGCTCGACGGCATGATCCCGCAGCCCGGTTACATCATCGCTGTCGCTGATGAGATGCTGTCCGGAAAAGTAACCGGCGGCCGCATTAGCGCCGTGAACGGTCGCGTTGTGACTCTTGACCGGAAACCGGATATTGCCGCCGGTGGCCGCCTGATTCTCAACCTGCCATCCGGGGCGTCACAGGCGCGAACTATTCAGGCAGTAAATGATAACGTGGTTACGGTAACCACGGCTTACAGCGAAGTGCCTCAGGCGGAATCCGTGTGGGTTGTTGAATCCGATGCACTCTACGCACAGCAGTATCGTGTTGTGAGTGTGTCCGACAATAACGACGGCACGTTTACGATCTCCGGCGCGTATTACGATCCAGTTAAGTATGCCCGCATCGATACCGGCGCGCTGATTGATGATCGCCCCGTTAGCGTCATTCCTCCCGGTAACCAGACGGCGCCGGCCAATATCGTTATCAGCTCTTTCTCCGTCGTGCAGCAGGGCATCAGTGTTGAAACGATGCGCTGTAGCTGGGACCAGGCACCCAACGCAATTTCCTATGAGGCGCAGTGGCGCCGCAACGATGGAAACTGGGTTAACGTGCCTCGTAGCTCCACCACATCGTTTGATGTACCGGGGATTTACGCGGGCCGCTATCTGGTGCGTGTGCGCGCTATCAACGCTGCGGAAATTTCCAGTGGGTGGGGTTACTCAGAAGAAAAAACGCTGACCGGCAAAGTCGGCAACCCGCCGAAGCCAGTAGGCTTCGCGGCCACGCCAATTAACTGGGGTATCAGCCTGGCGTGGGGGTTTCCTGCGAATACTGGCGACACGCTGAAAACTGAAATTCAGTACACGCCCCATAATGATTTTTCAGATCCAATACTGCTCACCGATGTTCCCTATCCCCAGGCGACTTATACGCAAATGGGACTTCGGGCCGGACAGGTTTTCTATTACCGCGCGCAACTGGTGGACAAAAGCGGGAATGAGTCTGGCTGGACGGACTGGATCCGGGGGATGGCAAACGATAATGCCGATGATTACCTGAAGGATATCGCTGATGGTTTGCTGACTGCGGACGACGGGAAACAGATTACCGATAAAATTGACTTCGGCCTACAAGCGCAACTTGAGGAAGCGTTAAAGAGCGGAGATATCGCAAGGCAGCAGAATCGCCAGCACGGAGAAGCGAGAGCACAGATTGCTGAGATATGGACAACCCGCGCCGATGATCAGGAGGCTCTCGCCCAATACCAGCTGCAGGTAAGCACTAAGTTTGAACAGCAGCAGGCAGCTGTTGACCAGAAGTTTACTGCCTATACCAAAGCCGATCAGGCTACGGCAATTTACACGTTAAAAACCGGCGTGGAATTTAATGGCGAGTATTACGACGCAGGCCTTTCAGTGGCGACTATTGCAAACGGGATTGGCATTACCACGCGCGTGGCCATCAACGCTAATCAGTTCGTCATGCTCTCTGGTCCAAATGGCGCTCAGTATTCTCCCTTCTCAGTTGTCAATGGCCAGGTATTTATAAATAGCGGCTTTATTCAGGATGGCACAGTAACAAATCTGAAGGTAGGCGATTTATGGTCAACTGACTGGGATGGAAATATGCAGGGCTGGTCAATTCAAAAAAATGGGCATGCTGTATTTAACAATGTAACCGTGCGGGGGGCGATATATGCAACGAGCGGGCAGTTTGGTTTCTCGAATGGTAATACCGGCGTCACTATCGACGGAAATGGTTTTGAGCTCAAATTAACAGGCGGTGGGCGAATTGTGCTTGGGGAGTGGCATTAATGGGACGCGGTTTATTAATCGACTATAACGACGGTTCTCCACGGATGGAGATAACGGCCGGATTACGCTGTCCATCATTTGCTGGTCAGACTGCAAATGTTCCACAGGGTGGTGGTGTGGTTTCAGTTGCAAAAACGTCTGGCTCAACAATGTTTATGCTGCCTTCTAACACAACTACGGTAACGTATCGGCCAAATTTTCTGGTGCCTGATATCGCGATGTTAACTGGCTTTGTCGATAACGAAAACGGAACCGTCACACAAACAGACTGGGGGACAGATCCGAAGCGCCGGCCGTGGACGTATGCGGCTACCTTCGTTGAGATACTGGCTATCTCTCAGTCCGGTAACCGTGGGCTTTTGATTCAGGACTCAACCGACTTTACTGCTATCCCGCTTACTCAAAATTTCATGGGCTGCGTCTGGTATGGCAATTTCACTGTTTCCGGAAGAACGCCGCTGCCAGTGAGTGGTGTGCCATTTGGTTCATGGGATGCCGCTGGTGTGTCGCTGGCGTTTGATGGAACGAACCTTATGGCATTTCAGGTGGGTGACCAGTACGGCGACATACCAGCAACTATCACGATCCGCCTGGCTATCTTTGCCACAAAGCAGCCAGTGCCGGGCAGGGGGCTGACTTTCGTGAACGCTACAGGGCAGGTGACGTTCTCGACGACCAGCAAGCCTTTTGTATTTCTCAATGAATACTGGAACCCGGCAGCCGGTGCAAAAAATATCGCCGGTAAGATGGTGATGATTTGCAAAACAGGATTCAGGAGCAAGGCAAATAGCGGCTGGGACAGCCTGAAGGATAAAGGCATTGTTATGTCAGGAAGTGCTGTATATACCGCATCGAATGCAACAGCTGCGGTCTGGACTGCGCAATACACCATCGATAATGAACAAACACTTAATTTCAATATCCCGCTTATTCCGGCATTTTATTAAAGGTATAAATATATGTCCCAGGGCTTGATTACTTTAACTAATGGTTCTGCTGCGGTCAGTGGGGCTGGAACTAATTTTGGTACGGATAATAAAATTGGTGATTTCATTGTCGGCTACATAAATGGACAGTCATATTCGCTCGCTATAGCTTCAATTGAATCACCTACCGCATTAACGCTTACTGAGGTTTTCTACGGCCCGACGACAGCATCAGTGCCGTGGGATTCTGTGCCGTTACGGGCTATTACAGCCATTCCATACCAGCTGGGTGTACAGCATCTAAAAACGCTACGTTTAATGAATCTGGAATCTGATAACTGGCTGCAGATGTACACCAGCCCTGGCGACATTACTGTAAATTTGCCAGATGACAGGCAGTATCGTGGCCCGTCAATCTTAAAAATAGGTAATAGCCTAAGCGACAAAGCCAATAAGGGGGCTAACAGTGACATAACGTCGCTAAGTGGTTTGACGACAGCGCTAAGTGTTGCGCAGGGCGGTACTGGTGCTAAGGATGCGACTGGGGCCAGAACTAATTTAGGCATTTCCGACAAACAGCTTAACTCTGTTGATGGGAAATCAGGCGGCACTATTTCCAGTCCAGTTAGTGTCCCATCATTGTCGATCGTGACGGGTACCTCTGGGTATTCAGAGTTTTCTTTTAAATTTCCGGGAACACTTGAAATACTTTCATACCTCTTTACCGAAAACCTCGGCGATATGGTGTTTGTCACAAAGCAGGCAGCCAGACCCGGAACGGAAAAGTATTTCGCATTAAGAAACAACGGCAACATGACGACGCAGGGCAACATCACATGCGTGTCGCTGACTCAAACATCGGATGCCGAGAAGAAAGATAACATTGAAGCCATTGATGGGGCACTTTCAAAAATAGAGCGGATTCGCGGTGTGACCTATCAAATGAAAGATAGCGGAATGCCGTCGGCGGGTGTGATCGCCCAGGAGCTGATCGAGGTTCTTCCTGACGCCGTGGGCATGGTCTTCGATGATTATGACAGATACGAAGATGTGACTGAGCAAGGCGATGATGGTGAAGAGGTCACAGTCAAAAAGCTTGTTCATAAGCGTGATGACAGTAAGCGCAGCTACACAGTTGAATATTCCGGTGTTGTAGCGCTATGTGTCGAGGCGATCAAAGAGCTTAGTGAAACAGTGAAACATCAGAGCAAGCGCATTGAGCAACTCGAAGCCCTGTTAGCGAAAAACTAAATTCCTCCCCCAGCCAATCCCTTAGCCGATCGCCACCCACCAGTCGTTGATTCCTAAAAATTCCGAAATATACTGTATGGATAAACAGTATTTGTTGGAGATTTTATGGCGTTCCCATCCCCAGCCGCTGACTACGCCGAAAGCCGGATTTCTCTCGACCGGCAGCTGATCAGTCATCCCGCGGCGACATACTTCATGCGGGCTATGGAAACATATTTGCAGGCAGGGATCGTGAAAGGGGCATTGCTCGTTATCGATAATTCGGTGACTGCATGCGATGGTTCAATTCTTGTCTGCGAGCTGGAAGGAGGATTCCAGCTGCGGCGCCTGCGCCTCTATCCCAGGAAATGCCTGGAGCGTATTGATACAGGTACGCGGGAGCATTATGGGGAAGATGGAGAAGGCGTGGATGTGTTCGGCGTCGTGACGTACATCATTAACGATGCGCGAACCGATGAGTTTGATGATAACCCGTGCATGTGAGCCGTCGATGTTCGCTCTAGTGGATGTTAATTCGTTCTACGCTTCGTGCGAGACAGTATTCAGGCCAGATCTGCGGGGTAAACCCGTCGTTGTTTTATCGAATAACGACGGTTGCGTAATTGCCCGGAGCGCAGAAGCCAAAGTGCTCGGTATCAAGATGGGAGAGCCGTATTTTAAACAGCGAGATTTATTCCAGCGCCACGGCGTGATCTGCTTCAGCAGCAACTATGAACTGTATGCTGATATGAGCAATAGGGTGATGACCACGCTGGAAGATATGTCCCCCCGGTGTGAGATTTACTCCATCGATGAGGCCTTTTGCGACCTTACCGGCGTCAGAAATTGCCGGGATTTAACCGAATTTGGCAGGGAGATTCGTGCCGCAGTTTTGCAGCGCACACGGATGACTGTCGGCGTCGGCATAGCGCAAACTAAAACGCTGGCCAAGCTGGCGAATCACGCCGCAAAGCAGTGGCAAAAGCAGACGGGCGGCGTGGTTGATTTGTCTAATACCGACAGGCAACGCAAGCTGATGGCTGCCTTGCCCGTTAGCGAGGTTTGGGGAGTCGGCCGGCGCATATCAAAAAAACTGGAAGCCATGGGCATCAAGACGGTTCTTCAGCTTGCGGATACCGATATTCGTTTTATCCGGAAGCACTTCAATGTTGTGCTCGAGCGCACCGTTCGGGAGCTACGCGGTGAACCTTGTCTGGGCCTCGAGGAGTTTGCGCCAACAAAACAGGAGATAGTGTGTTCCCGTTCCTTCGGTGAGCGCGTCACAGAATATGAGCAGATGCGCCAGGCTATATGTACTTATGCTGCCCGGGGTGCGGAAAAGCTTCGCGGTGAGCACCAATACTGCAGGTATGTTTCGGCTTTCGTAAAAACGAGCCCGTTCGCAGTGAGCGAACGCTATTACGGCAATCATGCGTCGATGAAGTTACTCACGCCAACGCAGGACACGCGGGACATTATCGCGGCTGCTTGCAGGTGTCTGGATGCTATCTGGCAGGATGGCCATCGTTTTCAGAAAGCAGGGATCATGCTGGGAGATTTTTTCAGTCAGGGAGTGGCTCAATTAAACCTGTTCGATGATAACGCTCCCAAGCCCAACAGCGATCAGCTGATGAAGGTGTTGGACCACCTTAATGCGAAGGACGGAAGAGGGACGTTGTACTTTGCCGGTCAAGGTGTTCAGCAGGCATGGAAGATGAAGAGGGACATGCTTTCGCCGCACTACACCACGCGGTATGGAGATTTACCACAGGTTAAATAA